ACGTCCAGCCTTCGACATAACCCTCAAATGAACCCCCGCTAATGTTCAACGGCAAGTTTTGAATCCACACGGGCAGACCCATAAAAATGCCAATTAAGGCATCTCGGTCAGAGTCATCAATTTCAGGGTTGCCCAGCTCAAAGGTAATGCTCTGAAACTTAGGAAACGGGTTGGCGCGTAGGGCAACGATGCGGTCGGCAAAATCTTCTGCGTCGGCCGTGTTTTTAATGTTGGATAAAAACGCCTCACCATACAAGCCATAGTTAGACTGACTTTCTAAATCTTCGGCTGTATAAACGCTGTTGCCATTGTTGCCATAGGTAATGACATACTTATTGCGGATGTCTCCGGCACGGGTAGTGACGGCCAGCCCACGGCCGTTTGCATGGTTTGCGTCTAGAGTCGTGTAGCCATTGGTTGCAAGGTAATCCTGTCGATGAGTTGAATCTGCATAACCAATGTTGCCGTTTGATTCCTCATAAAGCACCCCAAGTGCTGAATTAGCAATTTGCGCGCACAAGCTGTAAATGTCTGTTTCACTTGATGACCTTGCAATCATCAAGAAATCACCTGGGCGGTCAATCTCGCCAAGGCCTAGATTTAAGGCATTTGCCCAAGTATCGGTAGCGGGTGTATAGGTTGCCCATGTCGTTGCGGCTGGTACTTCTAACCACTCACCAAATAAATACCCTGATAGCAAATGATAAATTTGGTCGCCATCTTCATCTTGCGACAAAATGCCGTTGTCCACGATTTTAGGCAATTTAGATAATGCGCCTAAAGCTGTAATCTGCGCGGCAGTAGTAAAACCTAAACTGCCAGTTTGTTGAACGGCAACTGTAAAGTCGGAAATGTAGCCGCCAAAGATAGGCACATACGCAGCGGTTGAATCTGTGACCTCGATGGTGATGCCTGTACCAACTGTGAAGGTGTAAATGTCATTGTTAAAATTAAGCAATTGCAGTTGGCAATATCCGGCGACTGGCTGTTGATAAATGTCCGTCCGGCCTGACTGGATTGTTAAATCTGCAACTGTGACGTCGGTAAGCTCGACGCCATTAATTAGGACTTTATATGTTGGCGTGTAAATGGTCATGCAAATACAAGCCCTGACCCGCCAAGCGTGCCACGTGCGGATGAATCGTTTAGCAAACCAACAATTTGGCGGGCTGTTGATTCAGGGTCAATTGCTCCATTGACTGTGATGCTGGTAGTTCTGCCGGCTGCAAAGGCTCGCAAACGGGCATCAGAATCCATAATTTCAGGCGACAAACTTGGCGTTACGCTAGTTGCCGCTGTGTTAAATCCCGCATTTGAAAATGATGCTCCGCTAGATGATGATGCGCCAGTAAAAAAGTTAGTCACAGGGTTATTCTTTAGAAAATCTATAAACTGTTTGGCCTTATTGTAAATAGCATTAAGCTTGTCAACAAAGCCAGCAAAGATATTAATAAGTCCGGCAACGACTTTGCCTAATCCTTCAAACGCTAAACCTAGAGTTTTACCCAAAATAGGCGCAAGAGTGTCACGGGCAAATTCAGCGATTCTTTGCATGAAATTAAAAAACGGCTGTAATTCTTCATTGTTTGCCGCCAAGGAATTGCGCACACTATTAAAGGCAGATTTTACGCCATCGATGATTGGCTGAATAGCCCGCATGACGGGTTGCAATTTATCGCCTATGTTGCTGGTAAAGTCTTGAATTGCTGGAATTACTTTACTTACAATAAGTTCAACCATAGGCGTAATCGCTGTAAGAATATAAGAACCAATTGTTTCTTTACCTTCATCAAAAGCTATTTGAAGTCTGCGCAATTTTCCTTCAAAGGTATTTGCTTCTTGCTCTGCAAATCCCGCAAAAGAAGTTCTTAAATTTTCATAAACTTTATTAAAATCTTTTGTTTTTAAAACCGATTGGTCAATGCCTAACCCAAGTTTGCCAAGAGCGTTTGTGTTCCCGTCGTAGGCTTTGCCAAGGCTGTTAGCAATTAGTTCAAGTGGCTTACCCGTTGCGGACGATATATCCATAGCCAAATTAAGTAACTTTTGACTTTCTTCAACGTCTTTAGTGCTTCTAGTTAAACGAGCAAAAGCAGGGCGCAACTCATCGTCCGTAACGCCTTTGGCTAAAGAAGTTTTGGTTATGTAATCCTCAACGGCAGCAATTTGACCCTTAGTTGCTTTAGTTGTATTTTCAATAGTTTTAGCAAGCAAGCGTTGGGCAGCTTCGTCTGCTGCCGCATTTTTTACCATTTCAATGCTAGCCGCTACAGCAGCCGTACCAACTGCCGCAAATGCCAAAGCGGCTTTTTTGCCATATTCTGAAATTTTTTGCCCAAAACTTGTAACTTCGTTATCTGCACCTTTAAGGTTTTTGTTAAAGTTATCGACGTCGGCTAATAGCTTGAGCGTTAATGCGCGTGTACCTTGTGCCATTAGCCCCACTCCTTCAAAATCTTGTTAAATGCTGCGCTCCAACGTTCGACAATTTCGGGTTGGATTTTGCGCAATGTTGGATAGATAAACCATCCGCGTGACCCTCGACCTTGACGGCCTGACCACACTGGGAATTGCTTGTACTTATTTGAGCCAAATTCTGACCCACCCCAAATGTCTCGCGTGGTTGCACCGCCGCTAAACTTTTGAGACGCAAACCCATAAGTCACTTCGCCGATTTTGCTGGACTTTTTGACCCGTGCGCCACTGGCAATGCGACCTGCGACGGCTCGACTTTGTAGCCCGTTGGCAGTTCCGATAATTTGAGTCCGCGCGTAATCGGCTAAATTGCCGGACTGCCTTTTAGCTTCATCTTGTGCAGCTTCGTCCATATTTTTTAACGCCTTAAAAACGGCACGCAGTTCGGTTTGGTCAAGAGCTATTGGGTCGGTCACTTTGTCCTCGCTTCCAATATCTCAACTGCGGTCAATATGTCCTCGGCTGTTTGCCAATGAACCATAGGGATTTGCGTGGCAATTGCCAGCTCAACAATTAGTCGGCTGACACTTCCGCGCTCATGGCTTTTGGGTCGCCTTCACCAACTTCGACGTCTGCAACTGATTCCATCCAAGCATCAAATGGCTTGGTTGGCTTACTGCCTGCATCGCGCTTCATGGCTAGGTGTGCAACAAACAAAATGTCCCACATGCCGCCAAACTGGGAAATGACTTTTTTGGTAGTCATCTCCCAGCGGGCGTAATCAGGTGGGCGCACCATGTAGGTTGCATCTGTCCCATCATTATATTTAATTGTTATTTGCTGTTGCATTTGTTTGCTCCCGTCGTTTGTTTTTAGCTAAAAGTCTCTGTGACTTCGCCCTTTGGTACTAGGAAAGTGTAAGACACTGTCTGCGCGTCCATGCCTGACCCGCCCACTGTTGGGTAGGAAGGTTTAATTGGAAACACAAATTGCGCTCCGGTTGCAGCTGTTAAAGTCACTGAAATGTCTGTGTCCGGTGCTGTATCACACGCAGTCCAAAGTGCCTCGCACACTGAATTAGCCTTGCCCCAGTCCGCAAGCATGTCAAGCTGGAAACCAGCTGTCACGTTTGTGGTTTTGTACGCTTCACCATCTAGTGTTTGATAGGTCTGTCGGTCTAAAACCTTTGTCAATACTGCGTTTGTAGCCTGCGCCTCGATGTCCGTTCCACCAGTAAAGGACAAGGTTATGTCGCGGCCTGTGATTACTACTGTTGCCATGATGTCTCCTTATGTTGTTTGTGTGTAGTAGGTAGAAACTCGAACGTCGGCGATTAGCAGCGTCGATGCTCCAACTTGTGTAACTGTTGGCCTTTCGACCACGCTGACAACGTACCCAGTTGGGATGACTGCCAGCACACTCATGATTAGCTGCTCGATATTGTCGAGCGATGCTGGGTTGCTGTTATAAGCAACCGCGACTGAAATTGTAAAATTGATTTTGACGTGTAACGTACTTTTGCTGATTGTCTCAAGCTCAAGATAAGGCGTATCCGGTACGACAACCACGGCAGGCGGGATAATTGTTTCGGGTACGTAGCTGTACACGTTGCCTGCAACAGATGCTAAGGCAGTGGCCAGTGGTGTCCGTACCTGACTTAAAATAGTGGATGCTGGCATTTACTGGCACACTGTCTCAACGTCAAGATACGGCATAAGCAAAGTTGACACGCGGTTGGTCAAGCTGCGACCCATGCGGTAAGGCGTAGCGGTAAAATCTAAGCCCTCAATTTGTCCACCAGCTGCAACGCGTGATTGAAATACTTCAACGGATACGGCAAGGATGGCTGACTCAATGGCATCATTGCCTGTGTAGATATTGACAGCTGAATAACCGGAAAGTGTTGCAGTGCCGCTTGGAATTATCTCGCGCAAAGTGACGTCGGCATTTGTCCTAGCTGCCGTAAAATAATATGCACCAGCGGTCACGACTGTGACTGTCGCGCTAAAAGGTGCTGGAAGTCCAGCCACAATGATTGACTGACCCGCGACAAAATGATGCTCGCGCTCGGTGTAATAATAGGCTTCGTTGTTATTTAGCTTGTAGGCATTGACGGCTGATGTATTTGCCACAAGCATCGGCAAAATTACGGCTTCTGCCGTGTTAATTATTTCGTTTAAATAAGCGTCATCGTATAAGGCAATACTCACGCCCAACACCTGACGCAGCTGGGCGGCAGTCACAATGTTGGGCATGAGTATTCCTTTCGTTCGACTCGGCTGACACGGGAGCGCGCCAGCCGATGATTAATGTGGCTTACGCCTTGTTATTCTTGAAAGCTCCGGCCGCAATCTTTGTTGCCGCTGCTCCAAATGAATAGACGCCAACTGTGATTGAACCATCCGCAGTTGATTCAGCGCGTAGCTGATACTGGGTTGACTCGTACCATGTGTAAGCATCAGGGTTGACGATAAGGATAGTTCCATCCCCGTCGCCGCCATTTGTTGGGTCAACGTAAAGGTTAAGTCCTGCAACGTTGCCAAGAAGTGATGTTGGGACTACTGCGCCACCAGCATTTGAAGGCTGTGAAGCTGTGTAGATAGGACGTCCTGCATCATTTAGACCCATGATGTTTGACCACTGTCCAGTTGAAACAATCATGTTTCGTGCAAATGGGTTAGGCAATCCTGCTGTTGAGCCATAGACGCTAGCTGCGCCACGTGCTGTAATTCCAAGTAGCTCTGCGGCTGTTGGATATGTTGCAACTGTTGTTGCATCGGTTGTCGCAGCTGAAATAAGGATGCCGTTAACGTATGAGTTCTGCGCCTTAGCCATGGCCGCAACCATATTTCTAAGAAGCTCATCATAAAAGACGGGGCTAGTCCTTGTGAATAGCTCCACGGAAAATTTCTGCTGGCCAGCAAACTTTTTTACGTCAACTGAAACAAACGCTGCGTTTTGGTCTGTTTCTGAAAACGCTGCATCTTCAGCTGTAACTGCAACTGTTGGCGCAACTGTAATTTTGGGAATTTCAAATGTCATACCAGCATCAGGCAATGTGCCACGGCTGATTGCATCGATGGATGGACGGATTGTTGTAGAAAGTCCGTTAATGACTTCTGCAAGCTGACGTGTTGGTACAAGACCAGCATTGTCGGTTGTGTTGTCAGCTGCTAAGACATACTGACGGGCATCTTCGTTTCCTAGTGCAGCCTGTACCTTGTTTTCAAGATACTTTGCTGCGGTCATTTCGATGCGTGGTTTTGTTGTAAATCTGCCAACTGCTGTAGCAGATGCGGTTACTGACTGTGCGGCTTCGACCGACTCGACGGCTTCCGCGGTTGTGACGGCGTTATCCACTTCGTCTCCTTCTGTTGTTGGTTGGGTATCTGCATCCTCTGTTGTGGATTCAGAATCTTCGTTTTCTTCGCCTTCTGTGGCGGCTACTGACTCGACACGTGCGCTGCGGATTGCTGGCTCACTTGTCAATGCGACGGCTGTAAGTTCACCCTTTAGGATGCGTACTGTTCCATCCTTAAGTGTTTCATATTCGTCAAATGAAACTTCTACGCTGAATCCATCGCGCAAACCTTCGGCAGCTTCTACAAGCGCGTCATTGCCAGCACTTGTTTGAGCGATTTTA